TTAAACGTAGTCCTCTTCTTCGTCGATGCCCATCAACTCTTCAATATTCTTGGTCTTGAGAGCTCGCCTAATACGTTTTTCGTTATTCTTGCGGCGATTTTCTTGGCGATCAGTATTCCAGTCATCATTGTCCTGTTCGATTTCCTGGTAATACTTTTTATTATTGACAGACTTACCCAATTTAGTTTTTCCTTTGTTAAATTTTATCGTCAGTGAAAGATTTGTTATATAGTTTCTTGTTGATTGTCTTGGGCAATTTCTTGTCCTTGATATCAAGCAACAGCTGAGCGTCTTCAGGAAGAAGAATTTCCAACAACTCAACAAAAAGCTTTTCACGCTTTGCTGGTTGGATGTGGTTGCCACTTCCATCTAGAAACATGTACAACAGTCTGGTTCTAGAATATAGCATACCCTGCAGGTCTGGATAAACCTTGTTGGGTTTATAGTTGGGAACAAATTCAGGCGGCAGAAGCCACTTGATGTTGGGCGACAACGCCACCCTCAAAAGGAACCTCAGAGGACCAGAGTCATTCTTTTGTAGGAATGCGATTCTGTCTTTCTCTGATTCGATCAGAGAGGCTTGTTTGATAATACTTGAAAGTGAATTTCTTAACATACTTGAAACCTTTTAAAACTCATTGATCTTTTCCATCATATTTTTTAGCTTATGTGACATGAAATAATTGAATATGTGTTTTCTTCCCTTGCCTTGTTGGGAGTCATATTCATCAACAATACTTTCCTGGATCTTTTCTGGAACCATATCCAGATCGATAAGGAGTTGATTTCGATACCAACGCTGAATCATTACCTGATCACAGTATTCCTCGGGTCGTTTCTGAGACCACTCGGCAACCTTGGCTTCCCTCAAAGGTTTCTGACGTTCTTTGATAACAAGAGAATTATCAGCCATCAGAATGCTTGGGATACCATCGCTCTTATCGCCACGGATAATATGTTCTTGTTTAAAACGAGAAGGGTTGGTATTACTGATCTTCTTCTTTCTTACTGGGTCATATTGCTCTACACCCATATATTGATGAAGCTGGATGAAATCTTTGTCACCCGAAAGGATCAATATTTTCTGCCCCTCTGGCCCAAACCGATTAACAAGAGTTGCAATTACGTCGTCAGCCTCAGCACCCTCTACGTTGATAAGACGGTAGGGCATAAACTGCTTGAGTTCTTCTTTGATTTTGCCGAAAGACTCGAAAACAAGTTTCCAGTCAAAGAGTTGCTGTTCATCTCTGGTTTGGCGACGACTTGCTTTGTAGTAAGGAAACGCTTCACGACGCCAACTGTTTCGGGCATCACAAGCAATAACGATCTCTCCAAATTCGGTAGAATATTGGGTTCTAAATGCCCTGATGGAATTGAGAATCATGTGTCGGAGAAGAGACTCGTCAACTTCATCTTTGTTCATCTTACCAATCTGGATCATCAAATTGGATATCATGATTTGTTGTAAGTCAATAAGAATCATTTGGGTTTCACAATCAGGTCAACTTCACCAAACGGCCCAAGCCCAACAGTATAAGAACCATCGAGCCATTTGAATGAACCAAAGGTCCAATTCAATGGGTTTGCAATAAACCGATGAATCACATCGTATTTCATAATTACTTCATGCTCCTCAGAAGAATACAATTCTCATTAATACGACCATTGGGAACACGTCCCTTGGTTTTGATTTCAGTCATAAACTTTCTCAAGATAATCTTGCCACCCGAGAGAACTTTGTTTACTTGCTCTTGGGGTTTGCGGAGCCTCTTTGTCAGAGAATCCTCTTTGGCAAATCCAATAACAGTTGTGCCCTTCAAAGAAAGACCCGATGAGTTGGAGGCGTTGAACACCGTAAGCTGCTTATATTTAGTATTATAAACCCAAAGCTGCTGAGTTCCGACGATGTCTGTTGGTTGAATAGAAACAAGCTTGAACGGCTTGAATTCTTTCTGATACTTGATACGTTTGACAACATCGACAGCAAGCTTCTCTTTCTTCTTGCGAGGCTTGCGAACCTTGGTAGCCTTACGGTTAGAGCCGTAACGATCAAGATCAGACATCCACTCTTCGAGCAGGCGTACCTGCTTCAGACGCTCGCGTCCGAAGGAGGCTTTGACTTCTTTGTCTGTATCTGTCAGATCGTCCAGAACACGATTGTAATATTCCCGGATCATACCAACGATTTGCGGAGAGATGGTGTTTTTCTGCAGATAGTCGTATAGAGAAAACTTCTCACCACCGACGATGAATTTGTCATACGCCTCTTCGAGATCGCCCATAACATTATGGCCTTTCTCTTTGATGCGTTCTTGGATGTTCGGTTTATCTCTTACAACGACTTCTTCGGGATCGCGGAGTTTGTTTCCGAGATTGATCATCTCTTTGACCTGAAGGCCAAAGCGTTTCGTTGTATCTTTATCAAACTTCGATCCATTCAAAAGCATCTTGGCCATCCAGAAGATGGTCGGGACCATTCGTTTAGGATTGAGTCGTTTGATGCATTGAATGGAGGATTTAGGGACACCGTCTCGGTCAAGCCAATCAACAAGCCAACGGTGTCCCTTCTCGGGTTCTTGGGTATAGTTGTACCATGTTAGGGCTTTTGATAGTTCCAGACCCGTAACGAGTCCAGAAATGATTGGTTCTTTGCCGTAATAGATGTCACCTGTAACACCAACATTACGTCGACGTTTCTTAGCGATAGCCATATGATTTCCTCAAGCTAGAACACAATCATACCTGTTATGTAGCAAAATGTCAAGCATTTTTAACAAAATCTATTAACGATTTCCACTGCAAAATAGTAGTGTCCCATCCATAGCAAGAATCAGCATATTGTTTAGCAAAATCTAGACTATCAATACCATTAGATAAATGTTTTTGTATAACAAAATCAAGTGATTCCATGAATGTTCTAGCATGGGCGTTAATATCGTCTGTGTATCTATACATTACATTTAATTTAGCTGAAATCTCTGGCAATGCTGCCAGATCAGAGTGTACACAAACACATTTAGCAGACATTGCTTCTGCCATAGCAATACAAAAAGTCTCTTTCCAAATAGAAGGGTATGCAAAAATGTGTGCTTTCTGTAATGCTTCTCTTACAACACTATTAGGTTGGAAACCATGGTAGTTGATACCAGGATGATTTCGGCAACGATCAAACAGTTGTTCATATGGCCTGTCTCGCTCTGGCCAACCATAGATATTGAATGAAGAAAAAACATCAAGCTCAATTTGCCCAGGATAACGTTCATACAGATACTCGAACACAGGAACAAGAATTTCCAAGCCTCTGTGTGGGGTTGACGTATAGATCAACCTGATCTTGTCCTTGGGTTTCTCAATTGTTGGAATCGGAGCATAAGAATTATGAATAACAAAATTCTTATGATTGTTGGGAACACCAAGCTTATCCATATATTGTTGCATCTGCCAATATGATACAAACACAATGGCATCAAATCTATCTCTTGACAAAGCACTACTCAGGTGAACAGCTTCTGGATCTTCTGGCAAATCCTGAAGGTGAAGAATTCTTTTCTTTCCTCGTTCAATTTCTCTTACTCTTGATGTGATTAATTGAATTCCATCAAATTCATTTCCAAGTCTCTCAAGCAATCCTCTGGTCACCAATTCTGTGCCACCGTTGGCGTTCTTGTTCAATTCATTAATTTCCATTTGTGTCTCCCACATTATCCATATCTTTTATTAGATTTTTTAATTCACTTCTAGTCAAATGAGAATAGTTGATGAAGAACTGAACGCCATAATTTGTCAACACAACCTTATAGTTGTGGTCAATTTGTGCCAATTTCCTCTTGACAAGAATATCCAGCATATTCTCATCGGCCCAGATCTCTGTAAAAAGAACAGTTGGAAAAGCTGCCATCATCAAGCCCACCCAAGCCACTTAACAGAATCAACTCGGAATGATCTCCAGTTTTTAACCTCAAGATCATAAACCGAAATGACATCTTCATTCTTTTTCTTGGATGTGTTCTTTGGAAGTTGTTCTTCGGGGATATGATCCGCCAGAAGAGTGCACATCATAAATCTTTCGGTGCCATCGGCCTTGGTGAAGACCACATTACAAACACCTTCTTGCAGAGCCTTGATATATTTCTCTCTGCTCTTCTCAACGGTTGGCATCAACATACTCCTTCAATTTATCAAATCCGCCAATCAAATCAGTCTTAACAATGTTTTCTTCTTCCCAAGTCTTTGTTACCATCGGAAAGGTTCTCTGGTTTGGGAAATAAAGCCTAAATTCTTCCAACGTATAATCTTTGTCCAGATTTAAAACCTTAAATGGAAGATTCTTAATCAACAGAAAGCTCTTGGCCTGTTGACAGAAGACACAGTTGTCCTTAGAGTACACATAGTACATCACATGTTCTTGCATTTTATTGTCCATGATTAAGCTGCTTTGAAGTCGATCTTTCCGCTACCAACAACAGCAAGGCTATCTTCGATATCCCTGTCAATAAAGATATAATCTAGATCAACTGGTTCAAATTCCTGGAGCATTGCGAATACAACTTCAGGATTAACATCTTTACAAGAATAAACGTCAATTTGACCGAGCCCTGGAGACACTGCGTCCCAGAAATGGGCGGTGATCGAGCTTGTTGAGATTACTGCCACTCCAGTAAGTCCCTGATTGCCATGCATAGATGAATATTTCACAAAAGGTCCCATGAACAACTCCATGTCTAGAGCTTCAATAAGCCTAAGCATCCAGTTGCTGAATTCATTTTCATCAGTGGGGGGTTTGTTCATTTTAGCCCGAACAATTAGGTGTTTGTGTTCCAGTACATGTGCCAATTCACGTGAATTCCTTCTAATATTGTTGATGAGGTTTAGTGGGTGTAATCAGTATTCCAGTGGGTGTTTACATGGTTAATGTGTGTGACATTACCCGAACTATCTCTACGAAGATCATAGGTGTAAAGTCCACCACCTTGAGGAGCGGCGTGTACGACTCTATCTTTTACTTGAGAGGAAGTAAAAGTATCACCACCACCATGTTTTATTTTAAGGTGAGTTAAAAGATTTTTCAAACCATCACCATCATGGTTGTCTTCAATTTTCTCCCAAGGATCATACTTTGGCTTCTTAGATTTGGCTGGCTTTTTTGTAGCCTCAAGAATAATGGCTTTAATTGGTTTTCTCATAATATTCTCCTTCTTCTTTATATTTTACCTATCTTTTAATAAATGTCAAGCAGTTTTTACGTTTTTTAGATGACTACGAGAAACCTTGACAGCCAACCAATCGTTATAGTATTTATCACTCAAAATCGCATCGTATTCCAGAATATACTTCGATTCAAAATAATTGCATTCTCCCCTCGATTTACAGAAACGGAGAATCTCTCTTTTAAATTGTTTTTCACCCTGTTTCTCAACATCGGCCTGTAATTCTTTTGATGAGCCAAAATACGTTTTCCAATCAGACTCTTTTCTGATCTTCTTTCTCTTACCCTTGACCTGCTTGTATCCTGCCTTGGTAAAAAGCTTTTTGCCGAAATATTGTCTATCGTTGGACAGATTGGTTATCTTATAGACGAAACCAAAGGCATCTTCGGGTGGCTCGTTCAATTCTTTTCCATTATAATACCAAGTCAATTATTTATCGCCCCAAGTAGCAATCTTAAATCTGTCTGGAGAAGAATTGTCGTGTTTTATTGTAGCATATTTCTTTGGTTCTGAACCCTGGGCCCTAACAACCCTATTGATAAACTCGTTAGGTGAATAGTGGCGATCAACTACTGGTTGTCCGTTGTTACTAACCCTTACTCTGTAAGTATCTTTTGTGGGGTCTGTTCCATGTGGGTGGTGGTCAATCTTGACAACATAATTTGCCGAAGTTGGTACTTTTGAATCGACGTGCTGTTTAGCCATGTTTGAAGATATTAAACTGGCAACACGAGTAAGTGATGTGTTGTATGTTTTTGTATTAAAAAAGTCTTTAAATGTCTTCAACCCACTCTCCTGGTTTATCTGCATACATGCAGCTGATATATTTGAATTTCCAGCCTTGTCCACCCGCACCATTTCTCTTCATTGGTTTGGATACGTTGTTGTCCATGACATACCAGATGTTATCTTCAGGATTTCTTACCTTGCAAAGAAGATGATATTCTTCTTGTTTAGATGAAGACATAACAATAGAACAGAAACAAATGGCAACGTCTTTCTTTTCAAACCCAGCCTCGACTAACATCTCTGCCATAGTAAGGGCAAATCCATCGCAATCGTCATAGAGAAATCTTTTGCCTTGGGCGATCTCGTCTTTCCAGGATTTCCAGTATTCTAATTTTCCAAACACAGCTTGATCTGATTTGTAGATCATGCTTGATCTTACTTTATTAAAAACTTCTGTGATATTTTTTAAGTTTGGCATTTATTCCCCACAAAGAACGGATTTAGGAAAATCTTTACAGAACTGGATATATCCTGAAGGAGTTGGCATTGGTGCAGGATCAGAAGGCACAGCAGGCTGTTCTACTGCCGTTGAACAGGCAGTAAGAAACAAGGCAAGACCCAAAACAATTTTTTTCATTTGACACCCTTTCTTTTCTTTATTTATAAAAAACCCCAGGAACGAAATCCTGGGGTTCTTAAGAATAAATTCTTAGAGATGATTACTGTGGTGGAGCGGGATCTGCTACTGGCTCAGCTGGTGGTGGATTTAGAGCCTTATTGAGTGACTCTTGAAGAGCAGCAACTTGTTCCTGTAGTTGTGTGATTTGTGTGGTATCTTCAACAGGAACTTGAACTTCTTTGACAACCTCAACTGGAACTTCTTTAATCACCTCAACAATACGTTCTGGTCCAGGAACTTCGACTGTTACTTCTCTGATAACTTCAACATTGATAAACCGCTCAGGTCCTGGAACCTCAACCTGAACTTCAACAATACGTTCTGGTCCTGGAACCTCAACGGTGACTTCCTTGATAACCTCGACAATACGTTCTGGTCCAGGAACTTCGACTGTTACTTCTTTAATAACTTCAACGATTCTTTCGGGTCCAGGAACTTCAACAACACGTTCAGGTCCGGGAACCTCAACGGTTACTTCTCTGATAACCTCAACAGGGACTTCCTTGATGACTTCTACTGGAACTTCCTTGATTACTTCAACTTCTCTGATGACTTCAGGTCCGGGAACTTCAACGGTGGTTTCTTTAATCACTTCTACTGGAACTTCCTTGATAACCTCAACTGGAACTTGAACTTCCTTGATAACCTCAACAGTTACCTCTTTGATAACCTCAACTGGAACTTCTTTCAGGATTTCAACTGGAACTTGAACTTCCTTGATAACCTCAACTGGAACTTCCTTGATTACTTCAACTGGAACTTCTCTAATGACTTCAACTTCTTTCACAACTTCGGGACCAGGAACTTCAACGATTCTTTCAGGTCCAGGAACTTCAATATTGACAATACGCTCAGGGCCAGGAACTTCGATTGTTACTTCTTTGATAACTTCAACCTCTTTGATAACTTCTGGACCAGGAACCTCGACGATACGCTCGGGTCCAGGAACCTCAACAGTAACTTCTCTAACAACTTCAGGTCCAGGAACCTCAACGGTCACTTCTTTAATAACTTCAACGATTCTTTCGGGGCCAGGAACTTCGACATTGACAATACGTTCTGGTCCTGGAACCTCAACAGTAACTTCTCTAACGACTTCAACGATTCTTTCGGGGCCAGGAACTTCGACAGTTACTTCTCTGATAACCTCGATAGGGACTTCCTTGATAACCTCAACAGTATTTTGTATCTTACCAGAAGCCATGTCGGATAGAATATTCAATTCTTGGGATCTTTTTGAGAGAACTTGTATTCTTTGTTTGAGTTTTTCGATTTCGTTTTGTTCTCGTTCTAAACGAGCATTATATCTATTTTCTGCTTCGTGCATTTCTTTAATTTTGGTTTTAATTGATTCTTCAAGAGCTCTCTGCTCGTTTGAGGCATCAGCTTGGCGTTCTTTTAGCTCTGCAAGTATCTGTGACATTTTGATCCCTTTTTCGTATGAAAATTCTAATCTACTCTATTTATATTTTTTCAAGATTGAACTTTGCCGTCTTTTGTCTGCGGTACTATCTGGATCTTTTCAGCAGGCACTGTTCTATAATCTATAAAACCAGGAAAGTCAATATTTTCTAAGGCGAGTTTGTATACCTGTGTGGTATAATTAAAGGATATTTGCCTCACTTTAAAGATAGGAAGTCCCTTATACTCTTCAGGAGTGAATTGGGTGTTATTCCAAAAATCATACACAACTTCAGGAAGAATCTTGATATAATCACCCAATTCTAACGCCACCTTAGATCTCCGTCACTGTGCAGTCACCCGAAACGCATGCAAACTCAGAAGCCGATTTAGTTTGATCGCCTCTTTCATATTTAGGTAGATCATCCCAGTTAATTTTTGGGAAGTTCTCGACCCAGGTATTATATTGTTCCTCAGTAATTTCCTGATAAGGAGCTTGCTGATAAACGCTATCGTCTTTGGGTAGGAAAGAGATACCAGCAACGTCATCAAAGTGTGTGTAGACGTAAGAAGCAACTTCAAGCCATTCATCTTCCCCAACCTTTACGGTTACGGAAGGATTGTGCTCACACCATTCTTTATGTGATCTCATCCAGTACTCAAGGTGCTGAATAGCGGTGATATCTCTGGAAGTGATGGCGTTGTTTGGGGCTTTCTGTGGGAAAGAGAACACAACACGATCGTTTGGCTTCATCACATCTGCTTCCCATGGAACGCCCTGATCCTTCAGAAACTGGGTAAAGGTTTCTACGTTATTAGAACGGATTGTTCTGATGTAGTGTTTGTAGAACCTTGTATGAACGCCTGGAGCAGCGTCGACCAACTCTGAAACGGTTCCTGAAGGCTTCTGTGTAGTAATTGAAACCGACTGATTGATCCCAAGCTTCTTGGCCCACTTTTCGTTTACTTCAATAGCATGCTGCTTTAGCTCGGCCATCATATCGAACACTTTGATCTCATCAAACACACCTGTCAGAGAGACTCCAAGGAGTCTTTCTTCTTCGCAATTATCTTTCCAGATCTTACGAAGGTATTTGAAATTGGTGAAGGTTGACTGGACTGTTCCAATGATTGTTGCGAGTTCGACCTTTTTCTTGAGAATTTCAAGGGTGTCGTTTTCTCTTACAACAACTTCTGATAGGTTACAGAATTGATATGGACGAAGGATAATCTCTGCACAAGGGTTGACGCCCCAAGAAACGCCATCAACTTTCCTTCTGCCAGTTTTTGCAGCTTGCAATCTTAGTGCTGCTCGGTTGATGATACCACGCTCTCCAGACTTGGAGTCATAGATAGCTTTCCACTCATCCATAAATTGCGAGAGCGAAGGCTTCTCTTCGTAGACAGCAGAGTTGTTAGCTAGAGAACGATGTGGATGTGTCTGCCACCAGTTACCTGATTTGGCAAGGGCCATCTCTTTATCAGAAAGATCTGACAACGAAATAAGTGCTGCCCGTCTTACGCCACCAACCACGACACAGTCTGCAATCTTACAGACGATATCATGGCATTCAATTGCACGAAGTTTACGTCCAGCAGCCTGAATGACGATCTTGGCAATATAGTCAAACGTCTCTTTTAGAGGCTCTGGTCCAGAGGCTCTTCCACCAAATGTTTTGAGTGGAGATCCAGCAGGCCTGACGTTTGAGTAATCAATATCTGGAATTTGACCAGACCACAATAGAGCTAGAAGTTCTTTGAGAGCTCTTGCCCATCCAGCCTTCGAGTCGCCAACCACGATCTTTGTGTTGGTCTTTTCGAAGTGCTCGGATACCTGGGGAAGCTTGTCAATGTTCTTGCGCTCGACCGAGAAACCAACCCCTGTGCCACAAAGGGTCACATAAAACATCTCATCAAAAGATCTGAGACTGTCGATTGGGAGATAAGAACAGTTATAACCCGCCACATTGCAACGATCGAGAGCGGGTCCAGCAGTCATCATTGCTCTCATTGAAGGCATTACTGAAAGGCTAAAAATGGCCTGACGAATTTCTTCTTTTACTTCTTTTTTGATTACTGGATTTTTCAGAACATTATCGCAATATCTGTTTACCGTTTCTTCCCAAGTTTCTCTTCTATTTTGGTCTTCAAGCCATCTGGCATACTTTGAGACAGCGATAACACGTTGATAATCCTTCATACACACACCTATTTAAGTTTAAGAGATTGCTGGGAGGTCTATTTAGTGACCCCAACCACAATCTAAGAGCCATTAATAATACTTAATTTATTCTTCGATAAAGTGACTGGTGTCATATGGACTGGTCAAACGAATGTTGATAATCCCTACTAGAGAAGAACTAATAACATAGACGGAAGCGTCAAGTTTTGCTGATTCATAATTGACAACAAAATCTGTATTGGTATCGAAACTCATTTTATTCTCCTATACTGCCATTGGGGCTTTGATTGTTGGATGGGGGTTGTAGTTTTCTAGAACAAAGTCTCCCACTTTGAAGTTGTGATCTGGCGGAAGATCTCTTGACGGGTTCTTGATGATCAGCTTTGGTTCTTCTTTGGGAGCACGAGACAGCTGTTCATTCACCTGATCAACATGGTTTGAGTAGATATGAGTGTCTCCTAGCGACATAGTAAGCTTACCAGGCTTGAGATCTGTGCACTGGGCAATAAGATATACCAACAGTGAATAGCTGGCAATGTTAAATGGAAGACCAAGGAAAGTGTCGACTGATCTCTGGTACATGTGACAATCTAGTTGACCTGAGTTGGTAACATAGAACTGACAGAGAACGTGACATGGAGGCAGGCACATCTTATCTAGCTGGGCAGGATTCCACGCACTGATAATATGTCGCCTTCCATGTGGATCTTTCTTGATTCCATCAATAACATTTTGGACCTGATCTGGTCCGTTGATATCATTGTTCCAGAAACGCCACTGGACCCCATAGATAGCTCCAACATGGCCGTTGTACAAGGCTTTCTCTTTCCAATAGGGAGCCTCTGCATTAGCAGTCCAGATTGTTGGATACTTTGCCGAGTTTGTATAGATTTCCTCAGCCTTGACTGCATCTTCGATCTCAGCGGCTTCGTTCAAAATAACTGCAAGGCGGCGATCATCATCACAACCCTCCAGGAACCAGAGGAGTTCGGAGACAACAGCTTTCCAGGCGATCCGCTTCGTTGTAAGAGCGGGGAACGTATCACTGATATCAAACTGCAGCTGTGTTCCAAAAATAGAAATCGTACCAACGCCTGTTCGGTCTTTTCTTTCCTCGCCTTCAGCAAGGATTTTCCTTAGAAGTTTTTTATAAGTTTCATCGTGTCGATTGATTGTCATGTTATT